TGTTGAAGCAATCAAAAAGAAAACAGGTGAGTTGACCGAAGCGTCAATGAAACTTGGTGAGGCAGTCTATAAAGATATGCAACAACAAGAACAACCAAAAGAACAATCTAAAACAGAAGAAAAAAAGAAAAACGATAAAGATATTAAAGAAAATGTAGTTGACGCTGAATTTGAAGATGTAACACCTGTTGATAAATAAGTAGGCCATCAGGTAACGGTGTGTACATAAATTAATTCCAATATAAAGGTTTCCACCATTCACCATACCAATGTTTAAATTGTGCCCAATGTCTTCCCTTAATAGCAATGCACCAGAAACCATCTGCTAAATTTATTAATGCAGATATTTTTTTCTTGTATTCTTTTTTATTGTATAGGCTTTTCATATTTTATTTTACTTAACCTGTCACAAGCAGAGCAATCACATTTCTTACAAATCTTGTCTCCAGTTTTATCATACAACGGTTCAGGACAATGAGCGTCTTTCCATTTTTAAATCCTTTAATTCTTTTTTATATAAATTGTAAAGTCATTTTCAACACCATAATTTTCTACAATAGAAATATCACCCTTTAGATGTGATATAATTTCTTTTGGAATATAATTCTCATAAGTTAAATTATTGTTAGCAGAATTACTTAATAAATTAAATGCAACACCCTTATTTGCTTTTGATAATAATTCACTTATAGTTTCTAGCATATCCAGTTTAGGAAATTCTACATTAAAAACTCCTGACGCTAAGCCCCAATCGTATCTTTCTTGTATATCAAATATTGTTCCATAAATATATGTTGCTTCTCTAAATTGATATGCTTGTTGAATTGAATTTTTGTTTGTATCTATTCCTGTATAACGAACATTTAAACCAATCTTTTTAAGATGTTCAACCATATGTCCAAGACCACATCCTAAATCAAGGATACTATCACCTTCCTGAACACCGATATTTAAAAGAGTTTCAAATCTTTTTGCTTGATTTTGTTTACCATCTAACCATCCAACTGCAACAGGTGACTTTTGATATGGAGTATCCACCCACCGCTTATGTTGTTCTTCATAATATTCTTCTCTAGTATTTTCAATTAAATACTTTTTAAACTGTTTCATTTTTTATCTTTATTTTTTTTTATAAGTTTTTGTAGTTCCGTTGTTGACCCTACGAATAGAGCATTGGTTACACTTTTAGGCATTTCACCTTTTGAATCTTTTAATCTTTTAAGTTTATCTTGTAAGTCTAATAGATTTTGTGCTATTTCGCTTTGTGTTTTAATTAATTGACCAGCTACTTCATATGCACGAGGATGTTCTCCTTCTTTTGCTAAATTTAAAATACCATCTATTGCTGTACTACCTTTTTCTAATAGTTTGTATAATTCATTTCTACCAGCGTCAAAATCTGTATCAACTTCAGCATTTTCAGGTGCAACAGGTTTATCATTTATAACTTCTAAAGGATTCTTTTCTTGTTTTTTTTCTAATACTTTGTCAGCTATGTTTAATACTTCATTTAATTTATCATCAATATTACTCATTTTAAAACCTTATGTTATGTATCAGTACCAGTTTCTTCATCATAGTTTTTACCATCATTAAAAAATTCCAATGTTGTTGTATAGGTATAACTATCATCCCTATCAGCAGAACTTGGGTTTGGTGTTACCGTCACTCTTTGACTACGAGATGGACTTTGGTCAGATGTATTAGCATAACTATCAGCTGATACTTCTTTTATTATAGCACTTGAAGTAATTGGACCATATAGATATATCTTTGCAGTAAATTTTAATGTGTAAATAATTCTTCTTAAACTTGTTAATGAACCAGTATAACTATCTTCATAATCAACACTTTCTAATATAAAAGGAATATCTCTTTTTGTATCCATATAAGTCTTATCAATTATCATAGTTACAGTATAGTCTGGTTGGAAGTATGGAAGTATTTGTTCAACAATTTGTAATCCATCATCCGAAGTTGCAGTAAAAACATTTAATTCAAAACCAACATCATAAGGTACTGGCATATATTGTGTGTTTAAAGTTTTTTTATCACCACTTATATTTTTAGCAACTCCAATTTTTTGATTTTTATTTAATTTACGAGAAGGATCATAACTGTAACCAGTGACATCAAAGGACATACGAGGTAGAGTAATCGCCACACTTGAATCTGATCCAGTTAAACTTGCTTGTTGATCTAATCTTGCCATAAATTTTTCTTTAGGTGCATATGATAAAGGTACTCTAACTGTTTGTAAAGGATTTCCGCTAGAATCCAATCGTCTGATATTAATATTATTAAATATCGTACCGAAAGCAATTACAGTATTTCTTATTGATTTATGGTAAAAGTGTTGTCCAAACATTAATAATCATCAACCTCTCCGAAAGGATTTCTTTCGCTAAAATCTAATATATCATCTGCCGTAGATGATGTTGTTGTTCCTGCTTTTTCTTCAAATGCTTTTCCAGTGTCCACAGGTTGTTGTGTTGCCATTGTAAAGCTTTCATTAATAACATAATTAGTTTCACCTATATCACTTTCTAGTACAAATGATCCTACTTCATTTTCTAAAGTAAATTGGAAATTCATTGTATCAGTTGATAGAGCATCCTCTGTAGCGTCAATAGTTGCAATGCCTGTATCAAGTCTTTCAGAAGCGTATTCCCATTTAGTACAAGATAAGTTATAAACAGGTAAAGCACTTTGTTGATAGAACGGTTGCTCGTGTTCAACAAATTGTATTTCAAAGAATGCTTTTGTTGTAGGGAAATAAACTAGATCACCTTCATTAGGTCTAGTTGTATTCTGTAAATCACTATTGTTAGATATTAAAGTTTCCCATCTCAATTTAGAAACAGTAAACTTAATATCATCTCTTAATTCTAAACCAAACTTTTTAATTATCTCTTGCTCACCCATAAATCCATCAGTATTATTAACATACATTTCTATAATATATGAGTCATCAAAGGACGAAGCAGGATCCTCTCCAAAGATTGTATCCTTGTTCGCCAATTTTCTCGGCAAATAATAAACATCTTGGCCATATATCTTCAGTTGTTCAATAACTAAATCTTCGTATAATCTTTGTTCTGAAGTTGTGCCAGTGTCAAAATAAACATTTGTTGGCATTTAATTTTTATCCTTGTTGCATATGAGCAGGTTCTTCATAATTTGTTCTTATTTCTTCTTCAAGTTTTTGAACTTCTGCTAATGCAGTTGAAAATAATTCAGGACCATTAAGTGTTACTCCACCTAACATAGCAGTACCTGAAAATTTTGAAAGATTTTGTCCCCATTGTCTTTTGATTAAAGCTGTAGTATATCTTTTTAAGTATATATCATCAAACATATTTGTATGTTGTGATGGATCTAATTTTCTATAACATTCAATAATTAAATATTCATCAGCAGATATATCTGTTCCCCAATCCATATCAATATATAATCTATTTGATAATGCATTAAATCTAATTGGGACTTCTCCAACCAATATATGGTCAAGAAAATCCAAATGTTTCATTGTCATTTCATAATGAACAATACTAGTAGATGAAAAATCATACAAGTCATTTAATCTTAATTGATATCTAACATCAAACATATTTAAGTTTGCTCTGTCAGATAAAGGAAATATATTTATTACACTTATAACAGCGTCTGGTATTACCAAATAATTTTGTGTTTCTTGATAAGCAGTTTCCACTATTGTTGAATCTTCTGTATGTATAGGTGTGCCATCTTCTTTAATTAAATCACCTTTACCTTCTAATACTGTATTTGTACCAGTTTCTAATTCTATGTTATCAGCATATGTGCCTTTTTCAATAACATTAAAATCTTTATTTTTTCTTAATCTAACTTTATCAGCAGCAGTCACTTTGTATTTTAAATACATTCTTTCAACACCATCTGTATGATATTGAGCAAAATATTGCACTGCCTCATCTATTCTATCTTCTATTTGGTCTGCGTCAACATTTATATCAATTACAGGTTTACCTAATGCTCTTAAACAGTAATCTTTTAATGTTGCTCTTGTATTTGGTATTGCCATAATTCTTCCTTATAATACTATTTAGTTTATCCTAATGCGACTGCTTGTGCAATTGCGAAGGCTTTAGTTGATTTAGTGTCCATTTGTGTCTGGATTGCACTTGTAACGCCGTCAAGATACCCTGCCTCTGTTGAAGTTACGGCACTTACTGATACATCTCCATTACCATCAGATACTAATAATCTTGAAGCAGTTAAGTCTGCCATCTTACTAAATGCGATTGCAGCGCTTGAATTAATATCTGCATTGACAATTACCCCTGTGCCAATCGCAGCCGTTCCTGTAACATTTCCAGAGCCGTCAAAACTCGCTGAAGTCCAAACAACATCACCTGTTGAGGCAATTGTTCGACCACTTGCTAATGCAGTTGCTGTGTCAGCATTTCCTGTAATATCACCAGTAACATTACCAGTTACATTACCTTCAAGGTTTGCAACTAATGTACCAACTGCATATCCTGTACCAGACGTATTTACAGTAGTTGTTGGTGCCGCTTGAAGGTCTTTAAA